TATATGGTATACCAAGTAAGAGTTTTGAAGGTAAGTTCCCAAAATTCCAGCGTGAGACAAATGTAATAGAACATAGTAAGATACCATTCATTGCTGACCCAACCGTTCAATGTACTCGTTACTTTATATGCGATCCGGGTGGTAGTAAGCCTTGGGTTGGATTATGGGCAGCAGTTACAGATGATGGTAAGATTTATGTATATCGCGAGTTCCCAGACAGCACAATGGGTGCATGGGCAATACCCCATGTGAATGGTGCTGGTAAAGCAGTTGGTAAAGCTGGCCCAGGACAAAGACCTCTGGGTTGGGGATATGCAGATTACAAGGAATACTTTGAGGCACAAGAAGTCGGTGAGGATATATTTGAGAGAATAGTTGACCCAAGAATGGGTGCAGCCACAGTACGCACAAAAGAGGGTGAGAGTAATATAATTAACACCATGAGTAACATGGGATTTGTATTCCGTGCTGCGCCAGGTGTGTCCATTGACTCAGGTATTGCAAAGATCAATGATGCGTTAAGTTGGGATGATACAGAACCTATGACTGAGGAAAATTGCCCACAACTTTACTTCTCTGATCAATGCGAGAATACAATATCATCCATGCTTGAATATGCAGGAGAGAGTAAGAGTGATTACTTCTCTGACCAGATTGACTGTCTGCGATATTTATTTGTGAGCGGTGCGGAACATATCACACATGGTGACATCCAGGTCACAGGTGGTGGTGGTTATTAAGTTGACTACATAAAGTGACTAATGTAGTTTTATGCTACACATGCTCTCTGCCAGCGATCCAGAATTATTATATGTCTCCAAAGAGCCTGACATTGCTTACCTTGCAGAAGCCTACAAGCGCACGCAAAGTGATTTAGGTGAATGGTTAGATCGTAGGCAAAGAGATTACGATACCCGTCATTGCTTATGGGCAGGCAAAACAGAAGACTTTAAAAAGCACGCATCACAAAGTTCAACAGGAGAGGTATTTCCTTGGGAAGGGGCAAGTGACGCTGAAGTCAGAATGGTAGATGAATTAATATCTACCCGTGTTGCTATGTCTATGAATGCAATAAGGCGTGCGCACATTGTAGCCACTCCGATTGAATCCAATGATGTTGAGCGTGCCAATGTGGTTAGTATGTTTCTTCGCTGGTTAATTAATACAAAAATGGATGAGTTTTACCCAGAGATTGAGCTTGGGTTAAATCATTTCTTTGAAAAAGGTATGATGGTTCATTACTGTTGGTATGAGAACCAGGAACTCAAACAGCAACAAACAATCAAGTTAGATGAAATTGCACAAGTCCTTCCACAAATTGCCGGAGCAATTCAAGATGGAAGTATGGATGAGGAATTAACTGAAGTACTCAAGGAGCAATATAAAATAGGTAAATCAAAAGCACGGGCAATGCTTCGTGAAATGCGTAAGGATGGAGAAACAACAATACCTGTTACCCGTCAAGTGGTAAGTAGACCAAAGATCCGTGCGCTTGCACCAGATGAAGATGTATTTTGGCCTTCCTATGCAATGAACCCACAAGAAGCACCCTACATGTTTCATACAGTCAGTATGACTCCAGAGCAATTAAGGGCTAAAATTAGTACTGAAAATTGGTCAGAAGAGTTTGTGGATGCAGCTATTGAGTTAGCAGGGCAGGGCGAGGATACAGATGAAAATATCTACCAACTTCGCGAGGATGATGAGTTTACCAGAGATCATGATAATAGCTTGGTTAGAATTGTGTACTGTTATCAAAGACTATTGGACGAGGACAATGTACCCGGTATTTACTGCACGATTTATCATGCCAACATTAGTGATCTTTATGCTAAACATCAGCTACTTGATTATGCACACGGACAATATCCCTTCGTAGTTACTACCCTTGAGAAAACGAGCAAAAAACTCTACTCCGCGCGTTCTTACCCAGAGCGCTTGGAAAGCCTCCAGCAAGTACTCAAGGCAGAAACAGATGCAGGCATTGACTCGCAATCGTTGACAACTTTGCCCCCATTGGAACACCCAATGGGTCGTGCCCCATCGAAGTGGGGGCCTGGTGTCCGCGTACCTTATCGCACGCCAGGAGAGTACAGATTTGCAGACACACCACGAGGTAGTGCAAGTAATATTGAGCTTCGTAGATATATAGAAGAGCAGGCAAATAAGTTGTTTGGCAGAAATGCGCCAGGTGTCGATCCCGTTGAGGCACAGATGAAACAGCAAGAGGTCATTGATAAAGTATTTCATCATTTGAAATATGTGCTAGATCAAGTGTATTCCTTGTATCAACAGTATGGGCCGGATGCAGAATACTTTCGTGTTACAGGTATGCAGGACATGCAAAAGTATGCCAAGGGTAGTCCAAATAGTCGTTTTGATTTTTACATGCAGTTTGATGTGGCAACTCAAGATCCAGAGCAAATGCTTGAGCGTGTGAAGGCAATAGCTCAACTTGGCGCACAACTCGACAAGAATGGCACGCTTGATACCGAAAGACTTCTACAGATTGCAGTTGGACAGATTATGCCTGGTGCTGCTGAGAGTATAATTTTGCCAAAAGAAACTGCTTCCCAAAAAGCAATGGATGAGGAGAGACAAACCATTGCAGAGATATATGCAGGTGTGCCACCCAACGTTAAACCTAACGATGCACACGAGATGAAGTTGCAGATATTCCAGCAATGGCTTGCACAACCTGATGTGGCACAAAAGGTACAACAAGATCCTGCCTTACAGGAGCGTATTCAGAATTACATGCAACAAAGACAGATGCAGGTTCAGCAGAAGAAAAATGCAGTAGTTGGAAGACTTGGGGCAGAACCCACACAATTTGGACAAACAGGAGCAGCAGCTTAATAGGAGGAAAATATTATGCCAATGGGGAAAGGGACTTATGGGACAAAGGTAGGTAGACCACCTAAGAATAAAAAGAAGAAGTGTGGCAAGCGGAAGACCAAGTAAGGTAAATAGCCCAAGGCGTATCCGTAAAGGTGAACCTGGTTATGGAAAAAAGAAGTTTGTAGTCTATGCATCTGAAGGTGGGAAGAAAAAAACTATTCGTTTTGGTGACGCAAATTTAAGTATTAAGAAAAACCAACCTGCTCGCAAGAAGAGCTACTGTGCAAGGTCAGGTGGTATTAAGGGAAAAAGTACAAAACTAAGTGCCAACTATTGGTCGCGCAAAGCATGGAATTGTTAAATGAGTCTATATAAAAACATACACGCTAAAAGAAAACGTATAAAAAAAGGTAGTGGTGAGAAGATGAGAAAGCCTGGATCGAAAGGCGCACCAACTGCAAAGGCATTCAAGAAAGCAGCTAAAACTGCACGCAAAAGAAAATAAACGATGAGTCCCCGCAAAAGAAAAACATACCACGATATTGACCCGGATGAAGCAATCCAGGCATTAGCCACTTTAAAGAACGATCCACACTTTAAGAAGTACATTGAGATGCGAGAAGCAATGCGCGAAGAGGTTATTCGCCAACTTCAAACAAAAGCAATCATCGACTGCACAAATCGTCATTACATGATGACGGGCAAATTGGAAGCAATTGATGAAGAACTAGATACTTTCTATAAGCTTTAACTTTTCTTGTGTATTGCTCATAGCGCCTCTGTGGTCTTTTGGGGTAGGCCACAGGGGCTTTTTTGTTGCCTTTTGTGTTACATTCAACTACATTTTGCTACACTAGGCATTGTATGCCTTGAATATCATGGAAGAAGTAATTCAAGAGGTTGACTCAGAGTCCTCTCAAAACTCTTTGGATAGTACAACGCAAAGTGAAGGTAACCTTTCGATGGCAGAACTTGCAACTAGTTTACTAGAGAAGCGCCAAAGTGGGGAAGCTGAATCGCCCAAAGAAGAGACAGAGGCCGTTGAAGAAACTACGGACGAAGTTGAATCGGAGGATCAGTCTAATGAAGAGCCGGATGAATCAGAGGAGGAATCACCTGAGCCACCCGCAGAACCTTCAGATGTTCTTTCAAAGTTTAATATAGACCTGGACTCATTATCGGAAGAGGAATCCAAGTATTTAGCAAAGCAGCTTAATGCAAGTGCGATCAAGCGATTTGGTCGTTTAACTGCACAGAAGAAAGCACTCTTAGCTGAGAACGAGGAATTACAGGCACAAGTTGAGCAAGCGCCAACGCCTGCTGAACTACCTGCCTTCCTCAAAGATAATGCTCTGCATAATGTCAATGATGTCAATGCCCTGGCTAAAGAAGTAGAAAACCTTAACACGCTCATGGAATGGGCCGATGAGGGGATGGAAAATGAAGTCGAGTACGATGACAATGGCAATGAATATGTGCTAAAGGATGGTGATAAAACTTACACCAAGTCTGACTTGAGACGCATTAAAGCGAATGCAAAAAAGATCCTTCGCAAAGATGCACCAGCAAGAGAGGCATGGATAAAAGAACGTCAAGCATCTGACCAGCAGGCAATCCAAACTTTCGACTTTTTAAGTGATGGCGAAAGCGATGATTATAAAATGTTCATGCAGGTAAAGCAAAGTCCACTTTACAAGCCTTTAGTCGATCACCTACCAAACAGCAATTTTGCACTTGGATTGATGGTTGAAGGATTAAAAGCAGTTAAGGAAAGGCAAGAGTCCAAGGGTCAACCCAAGCAACTCAAGAAACCATCTGCACCTGTGGCAAGCTCAGAGGCAGCAGTAAGCAAACCGAGAAGTGAGGGAAGTAAACAGAAGAAAGCTCTGCAAGTGGCTAAGGCCAAGTTTGAGCAATCAGGTTCAATAACAGACTACCAAAAATACATTCAACTAAAACGAGGTCTTTCGATCTCAAAGTAATTTAAAAACAATAAGGAGGATAATAATATGGCATTAAGTACAAGTTACAATACTGCTGGCAATAAAGAGGATTTAACCTCAGTGATTTCAACGTTAGAACCAGAGGCTACACCCTTTGTTTCTATGGCAAAAAAAGCCCAAGCAACAGGTACATTCTTTGAGTATCAAGTTGATAAATTAAATAACCCTGAGTTTGGTGGAGTTAATGAAGGCGAAGATGTTACTGCATTTAAAAATCAGTCTGCTGATCGTGTAAAATTAGGAAACTACATCCAAGTATTTCGCGATACTTTCCAAGTATCTAATATACAAGAGTTAGTTGACACTGCTGGTGTTGCAAGTGAATTTGCTAATGCCGAAGCTAAAGCAGTTCGCAACGTTAAGCGTTCTATTGAATCTGCATTCTGTTCTTCACAGGATCGTCAAGCAGACGCTGGTGCAGGCGCACCATACAAAACTCGTGGTATGTTTAAGTGGTTAGGAGTTAGTGGACAACCATCCGACATTCCTGCTGATTACCAAAACGTTGCTAACGACACAACAGGCACACAAACCGAAACAACCTTCAATAGTGTTCTTCAAGAACTCTACGAAGCTAACGGAATGCCTGGTGGACAGTTGACACTTCTTGCTGGACCAACTCTTAAAAAAGAGATTAGTCAGTTTAGCCGTCAGCTTGCAGCTACTAACGGAACATATGTAGTTAACCAAGATGCAGACTCTCGTAAAATCACATTGACTGTAAATTTATATGAGGGGGATTTTGGAAATGTTGCAATCGTTCCTACGCTTTGGAATTTGCGCACAAGTGGATCTTCCACAGTAGATGGTGACGCTGGTCTTCTTATCGACCCAGAGTATGTAGGAATGCATTCTTTGAAAGCTGAGTCTGTTACTGAGTTGGAGAACCAAGGTGGTGGCCGCAGAGGTTTTGTTGACGTAATTGCTGGTTTAGCCTGCTACGCTCCAAAAGCTCACGGATACTTTAATTAATTAACACTCTAACATAAGGAGATTTAAGACATGGCAGAATTATCCAACAATGAAGCAGGTCGCGGGTTTACTCATATTTACACCGCTACCTATGAAGATTTGCAAACTATCGGAAACGGTGGTCAGGCAACAATCGCAACCATCCCTGCTGGTGGTGCAGTCGAGTGTGTAGGCGTTTATGAAGCTGAAGCATTTGCTGGCACAACTTCCCTCGTCATTGATGTGGGAACTAGCTCTGGTGACCCTGATGAGTTCATCGATGCTCTTGATGTAGACGCAATGTCTGCACCTGCGTACAACACAGGAGACGCATTCACGGGCAATCAGTCACAACCTGTAGGCGGCACAAGTTCTGATACTTCCGTATTATTGGAAGTGACAGACGCAGCTATCGCATCAGCAACTGCTGGTAAGATTGTTATTGGTTTACGTATTATTGACCTTGGTCAATTTGCTTAATCGCATTTGAGGACATGGGAGTGATCTGCGTAGCGGGTCACTCCCTTTCCTAACCAATTTTATTATGGCAGAAATTTTTTTACCAAAGTGGAAGAACGGAAACGGATCACAGTTCATGAAGAACCTGGATCGTCACTTGCGTTATGAAGTAGACCTTGAAAAGTTTGAATCTAAAAAACGTGAAATTGAGTGTGGTAAAGAAAACCAACATGGCGGGCAAATAGAAGGACTTGGTCAATTAAAAGCCACAGTACCTGCTCGCGAATATTTTCGCTGGCATCAATACAAGCGTGGATGCTGGGGAGATAAGGGCTTTATAAATGAGTTCCTACGGGACAATCCTTCATTTAAAGCAAAATCATTTAATAAGAAGACCTTTGTACAAGGAGGTTTTGATAAACCAAGCTTCGCATGAGGAAGATTGCAGTAAGCACAATGACAACCAACTTAGTAAGTATGGTTGGTGTGGATTCATTCCTTACTGCAGAATCAACCGCAGCAGTTCGTAGCTTTAATCGCTTTGGCAAGTTAGCATGGGATCGTACTGCATGGCCATTTAACTCAGTTATTGCACAAGTAATCCCTGATCTTCGTGTACGGAGTATACAAGTTGGTAGTGGTGGATCAGGTTATACATCTGCACCAACTGTGGTATTTGCAGGTGGAGGTGGAAACTCAGCAGCAGCAACTGCAACAATAAACTCAGATGGTGAGGTAAATGGGGTTGCAGTCACAAACAATGGAACTGCATTCACAGGAGTACCCACAATAAGTTTCACAGGTGGGGCAGGGAGTGGAGCAAGTGCAACTGCAAGTATGCTCACCTACATTGACTTTGGAACAACTATAAGTGAGATATTCCGTGTAACGGACAATGATCCATATGGTAGTGCTACTTCAAATAATTTAGCGTTTAGAAATATATCAGATGCAAGTGGAAGCACGGATTACGGAGAAGCTATTCTACCTGACCGGGCAAGCAACGCACCTGTATGGGTACATTATCGCTCTGGTTTCCCAGGATATGCGAGTGGGGCAAGTGATTTTCCATATGTATTTAGCGAGTATGCAGTAATTGGTGCATATGGAGATTGGTTACAAGCTGACGGGCAAACCGATAAAGCACAAGTAATCTATCAGCAAGCAGAAGCAATTTTACAAAGCGAGTTGGATAAGCTCGAAAGACAAGAAGGGCAAACACAACCAATTGAATTTATAACTTACGGGACAACAGCAGCAACGTCTGCATAAAAGGAAAAACATATTATGGGATCAGCATCAGAATATAGAGGACTAGGTTTAAACGGGGGCGAGTACATTAATGATACTGCTTCTCGCACAAACACAAATGGATGGTTTGCAATACTTGCTACTGAGGACACAGTTATTGCGAGTATTACTAGTAATATTGATAACTTAGCAGACATTTGTACGGGACAAGATGGTACGACACTATCTGCAAATACTGCAATTTATGGAAATATTACAGCAGTGCAGTTAACGAGTGGAGCAGTCATAGCTTACAATAAATAATGGCACTTACCCTTGATCTTAACCTGAGTGTTGCCCGTCCTTCAACGGGAAGTGGTGTACCACCCGTAAGACCTAATTTAGTCATACTCACAGAAAGTGGTGCGTTTTTAAAGACCGAAGATGGATTTTATATAGAATTTGAACTTTAACCTAATTATAAAATGGCCAATAAAAAAATTACAGCATTAAACAATCTGCCCAGCCCGGCTGGAGCGGACATCCTTCCGATTGTGGATGATGTTGCGGGGACACCAACAACCAAGAAAGTAACAGCAACAAACCTGATGACTCTTGCTCCTGTTCAATCAGTTGCCGGTCGAACGGGAACAGTAACACTTAGTAACAGCGATATAAGTGGGTTAGGTACAGCTGCAACTTCAGCAAGCACAGACTTTAGTCCAGCATTCTTTACGACTGTTGCAGAAAGCACGACAGCTAGGACGCTAAGCGATAGTGATAACGGCAAAGTTATTGTTTGTTCAAATTCTGCTACTGTAACCGTAACCATACCCACTGGCTTAACTGCTGGGTTTAGTTGTACAATAGTACAGAGTGGGACAGGCACAGTCCAGGTTGAAGGTGGGGCAACGATTTATGGACTCGGTAGTAAAACTGCAACAGCTGGTCAATATGCTGCTTTAAATGTTATACCGATTGGAACGAATATTTATGTTCTTGAAGGTGATGGTCAAACTCCTCCTTTTGTAAATACATACAGTGTCGATTTAGATGGTGCTGATGACTACATCGATGCAGGCAGTTCACCTGGTTCATTAACAATTGAAGGATTATCAATATGGTTTAGACCTGATGTTGCTTATAACACCTCTGGAACTACTAGCTATTTGTTAGGTTTTGGTGGTTCAGATATAGGAATTGCTCTAGGAGGAAATTGGTTTGGACCTGTTACGGACGAATTAATTACTGTCGTTAATAGTAATCATCTGTGGAGTTATGCTGGAAGTGGTTTGAGTATCTCTGCTAATACTTGGCATCACTTAGGGATACGCTGGGAATCTTCTAGTAGTTCTACAAATTCAGGCAACGCTGGTTATGATATTTATCTAGACGGAACTAAAGTAGGAAACGCTTTTGGGACTTACAGTTCAGGTTCAGGTTCTCAAATCGCTACTCAAAGACTCACTGTTGGAGCGAGGAATAGGAATGGTACAATCGGATCAAATTATAATGGGCTTGTTGATGAGTTTGGAATATTTACTTCCGCAGTATCTGAGGCAGATTTATTAGCTATGTATAATAGTGGTAGTCCGATTGATTTAACTTCTTACTCACCTGGTTTATGGTGGAGAATGGGTGATAATAACTCTGGCACAGGTACTACTATCACAGACCAAGGGTCTGGAAGTAATGATGGAACTTTAACTAACGGACCAACCTTCTCTAGCACAACACCATGAAGACATATGTAATTATAAACGACTCGGAAGTATCTTCCGTAGATTTTAATCAAGTCCTTGAAACCTCTGCTGACACACTTCGCTACTCAGTCGATAATAGTCAGACCTTTGTAAAATTTGAAGGTGATACTCCTTCCTTTTTAGACGGTAAGACACAATACAATCATTCTGAAATGCTCGCAATTTTAGCCACAGACGAGTGGACACCTCCACCTGCATGATTTACACCGCTATAGTTATATTAATTCTATTTAGTGGATGTTCACTTCGCTCGACTTATCCAACTTTAGGGGCTATTGCCGGCGGAGG